ACCGAGGGCTGGGCAAAAGAGCCGGAATAATCCGACCACTGTGCGTTGACAAACTGCGACCCCTGAACGGGCACCGTCACCGATGACACACCGCCAGAAGCGGTTTGACTATTGGCGATCAGTGCAGCCATGAGGGGCGTAGAGTTATAAATCTGCACGACCATCTTGGGAATGAACGCACGGCGCGTAACGTAAGTTAGTTCCGTGTATTGCTGACTCCCAGAGGCCGGGATAATTCCACCGCCAATAGGCATTTTGATCTCCTAAAAAAAAGCCCCTAAACAGTACAAATCACAGGCCGATAGGCTTGGGATTCTTCCGTAATTCCATCAATGCAGCGTGTGCATTTTCTCTTGCTGCGGCCACCGGATTCTTAAAGTACCCTTTTACGTCGAATTGCGACATAACGGGACGGGGGAATTGCGAGGGCGTTGGTGCTGCTGCTTGCTTCATCCACTGATAGTATTCTGCGGCTGTCTCATGGTTACCAATTCCTTTGTCAACCATGACTTTTTCAACCTCAGAAATCTCATCTTTGGATTGCACTAATCCTTTTTCCAGCAGAGTCTGCCGACGCTCTTTCAGAGTCTCAGCTTTCTCTTTCTCACGAATCTTTGCCTCAAGGTTTTGAACCTTTTTGTTCGCTTCCTCAAGAACGCGATTGGTTTTATCCTCGATTTCTACTTCAGGAATCGGTACGTCATCGCGGATTTGTTTAACCAAACGCAGAGTCGGTGTGCGGGTGGCTGGATTGTCCACCATTTGCTTTAAAAGCATAGCAAGCTCTTGTTGAGCTTCTAGCGACATTCCGTTTTCTAAAGACATTTCTAGCCCCTTTCGTCGTTAGATAACTTTTTTGCCGTCACCCGGCTTGCTGAGATTCATCTTGTTCTTAGGCCCAATTTTTGCTGGGGTGCTAAGACCGCCAAACTCTGCCATGCGGGGTGTGTTAACGATCTGGCCGTTTTGCTGGCTGTTGTCCGTAGGACGGCGCGGAGCCAAACTACCACGTGGTTTAAAAAGTTCCATCTAATTTCTCCTATACAGGCATTACTGGTTGTTGAGTCCCGGGTACTGGTGCTTGAGCTAAAACCTTTGCAGCAGGTGAAGCACCACCAGCCTGCGGCAATGTTGAAATTAGTTGCATGACTTCGGCAGGCATAAGCTGGCGTGTCTCGCTTTCGCGCTCACCAAACTGTGTAGTCAGGTCGCCAACAATTTTTGCCAGTGTCTCGCCTTCTTTGGAAGCGGAGCCAAAAACTTTCAATGCATCTTGCAGCATGTCTAGTGCCATCATCACGCCTAGTCGCGCCTGTTCCATCTCTCCGGTCTTTGGTTCCGGGGTGGACATCGGGCTGGGCATGGGGGCAGTCTGGCTAGCCTGCTCGTTTGGCGGGGGAGTTGGCTGCTCTTCAGCAGGCATTTGCTGCTGCTGGAGCATAGATAGCATCTCTTGATTTGAAACAGCCATAGTGATTCCTGTTCCCTATGATGTGCGGATTTTTGATTGAAATAAGCTATGGTGTCAACACAAAAAAAGTGGGGTAGTGAAAATTCCCCACTTTGTCAGCGCTTGGTTGATCGCCCGTAGCTCATCTTATTCATCAATCCACGCTGCGCTTGGCGCACATAACCAATCTTTCCCATGCCTCGATCCTCAGATTTCATCTGGGCTTCGGTCATTCTGGGCTGATCGCCGGTGCGTAAGTTACCTTCAGGTGTATTAGGCAGGGCCGCCATCAATTTCTCCCGGTTGAGGTGCTACAGGTGCCGCGCCTTGAGGAATTTCAGGGCTAGACGGCGTTTGTGGCACAGTTTGAACTGATTTTTTCAAGTCTTCAAGCAGTAACTGCTTCATCGGTGGGTCGAGCATCTCAATTAGACGCTCTTTACCGATGGTTCCAGCTTGGAATAGGCTAAACGCCAGTTCGCGCATGTCTTCCATGAAGATCGGACTATTGCTGTGAGCATCGACTTTTACTGTGAAGTCATCGGTAAACTGTGAAGCAATAAACTTATTTCCATCATCATCGGTATATACAGTGTCGTCATATACCATCATCATCTTTAAATACAGTGTTGCGAGCTTCTCAAGCGCACTTTCGACCACCAAAGCACGTTTTTTAGCCCGTGAAGAGCCGAGTCGAGCCAGTTGCGAGGCATGTCCAGCACTACGAACACCACTTTCACCCCGGCCTTGCAGAACGGAAACGATACCGGAAGCCTCCGCAAACATGGCATCAATCTCAGCAATCTCACGAAATATGTCATTTGGAATGTCAGGCATAAACTGCTCGACCTTGGCATTGGGCATATCTGAAGCTAAAAGCCCTGCAGCACGGTTCAAAGCAAAGTTTTTCTCATCCAATATGCCGTTAAATCCCATCAATGCAGTGGGCGGCTTGACCTGTTTGTCCAAAAGCTCAAGGATTTGGTTGGTTCGCTTGTTCCGCATGTCTTGCAAGAAGATCAAGCGCTGCACCTCTGACTGACCCCAGTAGTAGTCGTACTGCGGGTTTGGAGATACCTGCACAAATGGCATTTCTCCCTGTAGGAACATGGACTTACTGGTGCGGTCATAGATCACTACGCCCGGGTCAGCAATGGTCACGCACATGTAGTCGTCGTCTTCGTCGCTATAGACCCAAAGCTCAGTCATTTTGACTGTCTCTTCGGCAACCATTGGCACGTAACGGTTCATGCCGGTCAAATTAAGATTGATGTTGCCGTAGATAGTTGGATTGGTAGCAGAAGTGATAACTCTGTCGATTCCTTGCGCTTCTTTGCGTGTTTCTTGCTCAGAAAACGTAATTCTTTGGATCAATTCGTCGCGCCGTGGGTGCGAATACAGCCGAGAGTACAGTTCGCTCTTGGTCATGTAGTACGTCTGGATTAGCGCCTCTTGCCGATCCGTATATGGGGTGTCTTCCCGCAAAACGCCTATGGCAGAAGGCTCAACCATGTACGGGTGTATGCCTTTACGCCATATTGGTTTGACAAAAGTGCTGTTGTAGCAAAACGCCCAGTTAAGCGCTTGGCCAAAAACCTGATCTGCGTTGCTATTGAGCCAGTAGTCATAGAGCCCTTTGGTCAGTGACGGCACCATTTTGTGAAAGGCTGCAGGCTGGCTAGCACCTATGTTGATCGAAAAGCGGGTTGAGTCAGCCGCATACATGAAGGCTGATAGCTGATCGATGTGCGGGTAAATCTTGTTGTATAGCGCCGGAGCCTCTTCAGGCCCGGAACCAAACAAATAGTAGGAGCGTAGCGAGTCGTACTCAGTGCGTCTGTTTTCCACCGACACCATGCACTTGTTCATAATGTCGATGTAGAACATCTCGCGTTCTACTGGATCGGTAGGTATTCTCATTTGTCAATCTTTAGGTTTTGATGGTCGGCAACGTAGCTGCCGATTTTTGGCCCCGTGAGTCTTGATTCGCCTTTAACGGCTTGGATACCGCTGACTTGCTCGCCAGCTACTGAGCGCAGATTGAAACCGGACAGATCACCGGGGCTACCCCAGCGCGGAGCAAAGGGATTGTTCTGTTTGGCAAACCTTGGCGGTTGTGCCTCCCCGTCCTTCACTGACTTTACGTCGCTCATCTTAAAATCCAGTGCAAGTTGTTTCAGGGTTTTGTCGCTGCCCTTAGTGCGATCACTGGTCACACCCACAGGCTGCAAGAAAACCACCTGTACGTCTGTGCATCCGTGAGGACACACAGGCTCTTTGGCTTCAAAATATCCATGTGCCGGACACTTGTAGTCATTACGTACGCCCATACTAGCCCCTTTTCTTTGCTAAGTCATCAAGTCGTGGTTTAGAAAAATCGTATTTGTTGGCCAGCCCTACTTGCAGCTTAAAGCCCTCGCCGGTGGACGTAAGGCCAACCGAGCGCCGCATGACCGGCTTGGCTTTTTGGTGATAGCCAATAAATTTTTTGCCCAAAATGTCCATCCTTGGGCCAGCCTCTCCGCGCTCTAAAGCCATGAGCGCTTTGGATAGCTTCCTCTGGGTGAGTTCGGTAAAGGTGTCGGACTGATTGCGGGTGACAGACTCCATGTGCCGGTAGTCCATTGAGGCAAACTCGGCAAACATCTTCATGGTGAACCCACGCTTACGGTTTGACCGCATGGTGGCCAGCCGCCGCATGATCTCTACTTTGCTAAGTACCGTATCCATACCTAAAACCCGAGCGCCTTGAGGTAGTTTCCCACCTGTCGCTGTACTTGAGCAGCTTCGGGGTTGACACCGGATTGGTCTTGCGCCTCCTTTTGGACACGGGTGACTCTTTCGGCAATGAGTCTTGGCTGGAGTTGTTCGGCAAAGGCTGCACTGGCCAAGGCTGAAGCAATAACGCGATCATCTTTTCCCCTCCCATACGCTGCGATAGTTCCTTGGTCACGCACTATACCTTTCATCTCATCTAACAAGTCAACACTTTTCACAGTCAACATACCGCGCTCAAAGTAATCTTTGAAGTAATTAAGCATCCGTTCTTTGCTCGAATGGGTGGTCACCCAGCCGATGCTATTGGATATGCCGCCCATTGAGTCGTTTCGCCGCCAAAGGTAGTGCTGCATGTTGGCCAGTACGTTGTATAGGCTGCGGGCTTCTTGGCCACCTAAGCTGGTAGCCTGCCTTTTCAGGTTACGCATCTCGTTAATGACTGCCTGCCCGGGGCCGTTGACTTCAAGGTTTAGGGTCGAATTGGTGTACGCCCCGGCTAGGTAGCAAATGACCCACGCAAACTGGTAAGTATTGATTTCTGCAGTGCAAAATTCAGCCACCTGATCGATGCCATCGGCATAGCAGCGGTAGACCTGCACACAAAAGCGGTCTGCCCAATCAGATGAGCCGTAGGCTGGGTCAGCGCCAATGACGTAATAAGCCGCAGGCACTGGCTCTTCCCAGATGGTGAGCGTTGCCAAGCGGGCAGAGCTTTGGATTAGCTCCGTGTCTTGGAAGTTGGCACCCATTGAGAAGCGGTAATAGCTTGCGTCTATCCGCTTTGCTTCTTTCATAGCGTCTGTGCATTGTGCCGTAGAAAAGAAGCTAGAGCCCGTCATCACAAAGGCGTAGTCCTCTGTGGGCGGGAACTCTTGGTACATCAGCCCTTCATCTTTTAGCCCTTCGTGCAGCTTCCATCGCCACCACGCCATCTGCCTGCTGTTGATGTCGTAGTTGTAGATTTTCTTAATCTCGCGTGTCCACTCTTTTTCCTCTGCCGAGAGCTTTCCGTCCCAATATATTTTATATATGTCAGAGGCTGGGTCAGCAGAGTAAAGCTGGTTGCGCCACCAGCCACAGAAAATAGCCTTTTGGGTTCTAGCTCGCTTGGCCGTAGTCCACATGTCATGGAACATGTTGAACCCCCGGGCGGTGCTCTCGAACATGTAGTAGCGCAAGGGGTTGGTTTCAGCAAGGGAAGCAAGCAAGGAGGCTAATCCTTCTTCGTCACCCCATGAGGAAGTCTCCGTGCCGTGGAGAAAGGTAATACCTTTGCCTCGACCAAGGGAGCCTTTGGCCCTAAGTCCCGCCACTTGGTAGAACATTCGTGACCTATTCTTGAGCACCATTTGGTTCCGGTTATGGGACATAAGAGGAATTTTGTATTCCTTTGGGAGCCCGTCCATATACATTTGGAGGGTAGATCGGAACTGCTCACGGTTTTCCTCCGT